CTAGGCCTTTTCTGACGCCATGTCTTCGTTCAGGGTAGCTCTTTTGGGTAGCTCTTTAGGCGGCCTGGGTTGCAAGCCTGCTAACTGAAGCAACTGGCGCCTCTTCCTCGCCTCCAGTGCGTCGACAGCGCCGCGCAGGTGGGTGGGCGCCAAGTGGGAGTAACGTTGTGTCATGCGGAATTCGCGATGGCCGGCCAACTGCTGGACCTTGGCGAGGGGAACGCCCTCTTGCACAAGCCGACTGCAGAAAGTGTGGCGATTGTCGTGCCATCGGTAATCCTTGAGGCCCGCCGCGGTACGAGCTTTGTTCCAGCGTTTGAAGAAGTTGTAAGGATTCCATCGGTTAGTTCCGCTCTGATTCGGAAAGACCCATTTGGGATGTGCGTTGGGGGCCGCTTTTTGTTCCGCGAGGATTTTCGCTACTGTCTCCGTGATGGGTATCCAACGCGGGCGGTTACTCTTGGCATCCTTCGCGCGTACCTCTATGAGCCCGTTGCGAATCTGGTCCCAGCTGAGCCCCAATTGCTCGCCACGGCGCAGCCCGGTCCAGAACGAGAACTCTATCATCCTCCACAGCCAAGGTGCACAGGCTTCTCTCAGGCGCTCTTCTTCGTGGTCTTCTAACCAACGAATGACGCCCTCTGACTCACGGAGTTGAGGGATCTGATTGATGGGGTTCCCGCCTTCCATCAAACCCTCACGCTCCGCCCAACGGAGCACACCACGAAGGCGAGCCAGATCTCGGTTCATCGTTCCGGGCGAGCAGGTATCAAGGCGGAATCGGATCCATTCCTCAATCCTGGGCCTGGTAAGCTCCGAAAGCAGGCAGTCCCGGACCTCTTCCGTCTCTTCTTTGTCCTCGCGCAACGTTTTTCGCACAGTCTTTCGACCAAAAAACATCAGGGCGGAGCGATTCTCTCGTTCGTAGGTGCGAATGGTCCGTGCTTTCAAGCGGACCGATCGCTCCTTTAGTTGTGCAAGTTGCGCTTCCATCAAAGTACGGATCTGGGCCGCGTGAGCCACCGAGGTTGCCTCCTCGCTGGGTTGTTCCGCCTTTATCATGGCCTTGAAAGCTCGGTAGGCGTCCGCAGCTTGCTCGATACTGGCGAACACTCCGAGTTTGCGCCAAAAGCTCCGTCTCTTTTTTGCCTTTGTCCCTATTTGAACGCGGCCGTAATACTGGCTCGATGGCGTGTGTCTGGTTGTGGTTCGGTAGAGACCTCGAACTGACGTCGAGTGGACTTTGGGCATTGCCATCCTTGGTGCTCCTTGCAGGTGACCCCGCGCCGGCATGGAAACCAAGTCCTATCACAGCCAGTGATGAGTCCTCGGTCCCCCAGCGGGTTCGGGGTCTTCTTATGTTTGGGCTTCGAGCGAAGCCATCCGGTCGCCTTTGAGGTCGTCTTGCATCGCGGGATGTTCAACTCCGCCATGTGGCGGAGTTGAACAGCTTACCGACGCCGGCGTCACCGGTTGGACGCGGTGGACAGACGTTCGATCTCGGTGGCAAGGATGACCTTCCCTCGTCCGCGCACCTTCCAGGTCCCGTGCACACGGATAGGCCGGCCGAAGCAATCTCGGACCAAGGCTTCCAGGCCGTCCGTTGGCTCGACTCTGACGTTGCTTCCGTCCTCTTGAACTACGGTTAGGCGTTCGCGCTTCACGGTCGTGGCGGCCTTTAGGGTACCCTCGACGGTCACCCGCTTTCCATGGTCCGAGGGTCGATCTTGAAGAATCGACAGGTCGCCTAGGCTGGTTGGCTCGAATCTCCTGGTCAGGTGAAGATCTGGCGGCCGAGCCTCACCTTGTATCGCGCGAAAATGGACACCGTTTACCCGAGTACCGTCTGGCGCGATATCTTTGGCTAAGTTCACGAAGTTCCAAAAGTGCGCTTCGTCTTTAAAGCGGTCGCGCAGCTGGTCTCTCGCGGTGTTGAGAATCTCCAGGCATTCGAACAGCTCGGTTACGATCTCCGCGGCCTTTACCTTTCTGGGCGCGAACTCGAACTCCGTTTGAACCGGATCGTGTCCTCCGATGTAGAAGGACATTCCAAAACTGGCTGCGTGGGGGGTGGCGGCGTAGACCCTATGCTGACTCCCATACCTTTCGATGAAGTTAAGATCCCTGTCATAGGGGTCGCCGTAAAGGCGCTCGACCGTTCGTTCAGATAGTAACTGAACACTATGAGCTCGCCGCAGCATCTCCTCGATCTCGATGTAGCCGTAACCCACGGCTGGCCCAGACAGAGCCATAACAAAGCCTTCAGCTGGTCCGGGTTGACCCCGAAGCTCAAGATGGTGCTTCCAGTTCGCTTGCTCTTGAAGGTCACGGAGCTCGGAAAGCAACCAGTCTGGCGGCGTTCCCATCAATCCCTTGCACGCCATAATCTCAGCCGCGCGCGGTCGCCCGAGCTGAAGCGCGATCCACCCCGCGCTGCGGTAAAGCACTCCCCTGGTCGGCTCAGCCTGCAGGTGATCGCAAAGCAGCTCCGCCGCGCGGGCTTCGCTTTCGAAGGCACGCTCCAGGCATTCCATTCGCAGATCAAAGTTGCCGGCAATCTTTGCCAGCTGCGCCTGGTCGAGTGCTTCCATTGCCATCGCATGGAGTTTCTTCGGGCTCAAATCCGTTGAGGGCATCAGACCGCTTTTTTCTGCTGGAAGTGGAAAACCATCTCTGAAAATTCCGCAATGAAGACGAATCCTGGCTTTCCGGACCTGTCGGAGGGTGCGAGTTGTTTGAGCTTCGTCTGGATTCTCGCCCCAATCCTTTCCGGGCCAGCCGCGATCCCTGACACTTCTAGTCGCGCGTCATACCCCTCTAGAAAGTTGAACTCGTCCTCTGATTCTTCCTCTGTTGGCCGCTTCCGCAACCAAAAGTCGAAGCCGGGACCTTTCTGGGATCGCTCCCAACATTCGTAAGGCGAAAGATGCGGGGTGGCCCATACCGCAATCCCATAAGCCGCCGCTTCCGTGGCGTCCTGAATATCCGCGTGAGTCCGGATCATGATGTCATCCACGGTAAGCCACTTCACTGTACAGGCCATGCGCTTGTCGCCCGTGACTCGGCCTTTCACGGGTGACGGGTGGCCATGTCGATCAATGACGACCGATGCGGCCTCCGCGAAGTGGCGACAAGCTCCCTCGGAAAGCGATTGCCTATCAAAGTGTGACAGATCCAGGTCCATAGAGTTCTCGGACTAACGCGCCCTTCTGGCTACCCTGTCTCTTCAAGTCGGTCCAGTCGGCGCTCGACCTCCGCCAAGCGCTTCTGGGTGTCCGTGGAGTTGTGGGCCATGGCGGTCACCGCTTCAAGGAGGGCCTGTATACGGTCACCTTCGTCGGCCAAAGACGACTCCATGACCGATATCGACACCTCCATGTTGCTGACGGACGCCTGCAACTTGGCCATCCCAGCTTGAATCTCGGTGACCACTGTATTGGTTGCCGCCAGGCCCTTCCCCAGCGAGGAGACGGCCTGCTGGGTGGCGTGGTGGGCGGCCATCAGGCCCGTCACCGCTTTCACTAGAGGGTCCTCAGCCATTCTCTCTCCTTTTTCATACTATCTGGTTACGATTTGCGGTATGTGCAAACGTTTATCGCTGTCCGCTTTTCTTTTTGGCCCCGGCCCGTTTGCGCCGGCCGCGATCGTAAAGACCTTCTGAGACTCGCGCGCCGGCGTCGCCGGGAACCGGATCGCGGGGGAGAGCGGGGGACGGAGCACCCTCTGGCGGAGCGGCGAGCCGGTCCCGAAGCCGCTGATTTTCAGCCTTGGCCTCAGCGAGCTCAGTGCGAAGGCGCTCGACTTCTGAGGCCCCATCCACAATCTTCCGAAGCACTGCGAGGGCGACGTAGGGACTAGGCTCATTCTGCTTTGTCGTGCTAGCCCCAAGCAACAGCGACTCGGGCGACAAGTAAAGTGTCTCAGCTAACTTGTTGATCTTGTTGCGATGCGGAAAACGTACGCCTCGCTCCCATCGTGACACAGTTTCAGGATCCACGCTGATGATTTCAGCTAGTTGCTCTTGGCTCATGAGCAGTGCTTCCCGGGCGCACCGAATTCTTTCTCCGAGCGAATCTTTTTCGAGTTCTCTTTCCACGTTATTCAAAAGGTATAGGCTGCAGTCCTGAAATCGAATAGCAAAGATGGACATGGCGACTCAACCTTAATGGTTGACAATTTTAAATGCCTAGTCTACACTGCCCATGTGGTTGACAGGATCAGAAGGCCGCTGCTGGGCCTAAAGCATGCTAGGGCCGCCAAGCGTATGACTCAGGAGATGCTCGGTACCGCAATGGGGGTCGACGCCGAGACGGTGTCACGTTGGGAGCGAGGTACTCGCTCGCCAGACACGGAGACCCTCTACCGACTCGCAGATGCCTTGGGTTGTCAGCCTGGTGACATCGTTAACGTTGCCGATGCCGATCAGGAGGCCCAGGCCGATGGATAAGCGCCTCGATCTTCTTCGTCTGCAGCACTTGGTCGCTCTCAGGATGCGCGGTCTGCCATACGTTTTGTCTCCTCTGCTTCTGGTTAGTGTGGCCACTTTTGTTGGGTTAGCCACTACAGCCGTTCGGCGGATGAGACGTTTTCCCCAGGATGCAGCTGTTGACGGCGGATTCAGCCACAAGGGGGGTGATGACCGGATGGCGGGCATCGATACTTCGTAACTTTACCACTCAGCCGCGAGTTTGCGACACGACGTTCCACTTTTTCCCGACGAAAGGATATCACCATGGGTTTCACTGCAAAAAACTCCGACTTGCTCGGCGAGCAATACCGCAACATCGACGAGCAGATCCGTCTCGGCTCGGCCGAGCGAGCACTATCAATCCAGCTAGAGGCATTGCGGCGACGGCGCCGGGAGCTCCGGCTGCGAAACGAGGAGATCTGTTTCCAACTGCGCCCCGACAGCGATGCAAACGTCAGCTACGTCGACTTTACCGCCCGCATCCGGCTGGGGAAAGCGGCGTAAAAGGCAAGAGCCTCTTCGGTGTTCGAGCACCGGAGAGGCTCCCGCGTTAATCCTGGGGATTCACTGCTGGTCCCTAGGCTACACCACCTGAACTTGGAGGTCAATGCCTTGGCACTTCTCACTCTTCACGAAGCCGCCCGCGTCCTGCAGGGCGTACCACGAACAGTCCCGAGCCGGGACTCTCACAAAATGCCGGACGTCTATCGCACCCAAAAGGACCTGCAGAAGCAGGCTCTACTCTACGACCGATCCAAGGGCAAGCTTGGCCTGCGGACCATCCGCGCTGGCAAACGCCGCCGCAAAGTGTATCGCCACGACCTGAACAGGTGGCGCGATCTTCGGGACCGAGCCAATGGTGTCCACCGATAGCGCCACGGGGGAACCCCGGGCCATGCTTCGACTTACACAGGATGAGGAGACCGCTCTCGCCAGGCGCGGGTTTGCTCCGTTCGTAAGGTTCGAGCCGGGCAGAAAGGTCAGGTTCTACGCTAAGCTCTGTGAAGGGCACGTGTGGACGGTCGAGCTTAGGCGCGGAGAAGTTATGGTCACCGTGGGCACGAAGACCCACCGCTCTCTGCTGCGGATGAACGTGGCCAAGTCGGAGGGTCTGGCCAGCCTGCTAGACCGATGTCAGCGGACCTTGGACCACGAGGCCATCGACCTGCGGAGGGAGGCCATGGGATGATGGTCCCCTCTCACCACGCGTCGTTGACGTTGCCCAGAACCAACCCGACTCTGGCCGTGCTGTCGCCCAGGAAGGGCGGCGCGCTTCACGCTGCTCACCTGGCAAGATTGCGGCACGGCCGGGTTCTGCACTTTTTGCTCACAAAGCATGCGAAATCTTGCGAGGCCGGACGGCGACCGACCTCGCGGGACGGATGAAACCCTCCTCTGAACAAAGCGGAGACCCGCCGCTCCCTCCGTGCCTCGCCGGGCAGAACAGGAGCGGCAACTTCCTTTTCTCAGGAGATGCCATGGTTTTGAAACAGTCCCGGAGAAGCCGCTGGCGCAAGGGCCTGCTGGCCAACGCGGCGGTGAGACTTATCGCCAAGGGTGACCAGGCCACGGCCGCCATCCTTTCTAACTTCCGCGAGGTGTGTGGAGATGACCATTTCGTGGAATGGTGTGAATGCCTGGAGAGAAACGGCTTCACGGGCCCATCGCTGCGCGAGCTGTTTTGGAAGAATGGCGGCCCGGGTGACATGCTTTGTCATATCCTCATGCTGCGGGCTCAGCACGAGATGATTGAGGTCCTTCGTGGAGGCGGCCGTGGTTGACCAGGATTTGGTGCTGGCGCTTCGCAGTCTCGCCATGGCGCTAAAGGATCAGGCGCAGGAGCTTCACGTTGGAAATGCGGTATCTCGGCTGTACAGGTATCGCGTGGCGAACGGCACGGTGCGCCTGATTCGCGATGAGGGAGCCGTCGCCGTCTGGAAAAGAGCGAGGCGGAGTTAAATGGCCGCTGTCGCGACACAGATGGTGACGTTGGCCGACGGGATGACCTTCGAGCTTCCCTACGCCAGCCTTTTCGACGATCTGCCGGAGGACGAGTTTCAGGCGCTGGTCGAGGATATCCGCGCGAACGGGGTGGTGGTGCCGGTCCATGTGCATCGCGATCCTAGCGGCGCCGATCTTGTCATAGATGGGCAGCACCGGCTGAGAGCCTGTAAGATTCTCGGGATCACGTCGGACAAGATCCCCATCGACTGGTGTTATCTGCACGACCCTCGAGAGCTACTCAACCGTGCGATAGCGCTGAACACGCATCGCCGGCAACTTGCTAGGGAGACCCGCGTCAAGATGGTAGCTATGCTGCGAGAGAACGGGCTGAGCTACGCCACGATCGCCCAGCAGCTCGGCATCGGCGAATCCACAGTCCGGCGGGATGCGGGATGTTCAACTCCGCCATTTGGCGGAGTTGAACAGATCCTCGGCAAGGATGGAAGGCGAAGGGCGGCTGTTGCCTCGACACCGGCCCAGGTCGCCGAGCGCCGGAAGAAGGTTGCCGCTCTGGCCGCGGCTGGGCACACCATTCGCGAGATTGCCGATAGGCTGAGAGTGGCCGTGGGCACGGTCGCGGCGGATTTCGCCGCCGCCGCGGCGGCGATAGAGGAGGCTGAGGAAACGCGGGCCGCCGAAGAGGCACGTGTAGAGCAACGCCGGCGCATTGCGCAAGAGCGCAGGGAGCTCGAGGAGAAATGGCAGGCAGAGCGTGCCGAGCTCGATGCCAAGAAAGATGCCGAGGAAGCGGAGCGGAAGGCTACCAGTCAGAAGCTTGGCCTAACGACCACGAAAACGGAGGCTGGACATTGGGAGGTGCACGACGCTGAAGGTGTACTTCAGGGTCGTATCGTGCCGGAGAATCAAGGCTGGGTCCATGCCTTTATCATTCTCTGTGAGGAAAGCGGCCGCGCGGCCGAGTTTCGCCTGTGGGACAGCCATAAAGATACCTTCTCAAGCGTCAAGAATGCGCTGGTCGCGTTCGAGCAGGCCCTGAGCAACCCCGAGGAAGCGAGAATGATGTCGCTCAAGCGCGGAAGATTCGCGCTTCCAGAGGTTGGGCCAGCGCGTGATGAAGAGGCGATAGAAGCCTGGTCAGAGGAATGCGACGAGGAGGATCAACCGGTAGAGGCTCGTGTCCATCCGTTCAACGAGCTTCCGCTGGCTAAGGGCGAGTTCAGGATCCATACCGACCTCATCACGGGAACGCTTTGGGTGCTCGGCAGCCGTGCGCGAGGAGAGGGGAGGAGCGCTGGGTATCACGGCAACTTCGTGCCTCAGATTGTCGACCAGGTTCTGCGCCGCTTCACCAAAAGAGGTGACGTGGTGCTCGATCTTTTTCTGGGAGGGGCTACCACCATGGTGGAAGCCGTCCGGCTCGGTCGGCACTGCCTTGGCGTGGACCTCAAGGAAGAGGCTGTCGACGCCGCTTGGAAGCTGCTCGAGCGGCTCCCGAATCCGATGGGCGTGGAGGTTGCGCTCGAGACGCTGGACTCCAGTGGCTCGACGGTCTTGAGCTGGGCCAAGCGTCAATTGGAGATGCTTGGGAAGGCGGCCGCCGACCATGTGATCCTGCATCCGCCCTACCACCGCATCATCGAGTTTTCGAATGACCCACGGGACCTTTCCCAGTGTGCCGGCGTGGAGGATTTTCTCGCCGCTTTCACTCTCGTGGCCAGGAATGCCGCGAAGCTGGTCGCGCCAGGGCGCTTCATCACTTTGGTGATTGGCAACATTCCAGAGCCGGACGGGCCTGGAACCTGTCCGCTTGCCGCACTCTGCATGATGGAGCTCCGCAAGATCTCTGGCCTGGCGCTGTGGGCCGAGAACGTTAAGGATATCCAGGGAAACCAACAGGCTGAAAAAGACGACGGCCTCTGGACCTGGCGCTGCCTGAACCTGGGCATTCAGAAGTTTAAGCACGAATACGTCTATTTCTTCAAGAGGCTGAAATGAACACAAATGATCCCACCATTGCCGCAGCGATTCACGGTGGCAATTTGTTTCCCCGCAACCTTCGAGAGCATGGGCCATCGATGTCTTCCGATAGCTTCAGGAGAATGCGCGAGATTGTCCGCCTGGCGAGTATGAGATCCGCCGAGGCAAGCGCTCTTGGGCTTTGGGAGCAACGAGAGCACGCTGTGGCCGTGGCCTGGGAGTATCTCGAAGAGGCTCTCGACTATGTCGATCCCAAACGCCCGGCGCGTTACACCGACAGCATGTATTTTCCCGAACAGGTTCATGTGAGATGACGTGGATCCGGTTTGACGATAACCTGCTTGACGATCCCGATGTCGGGCAGTTGGAAAGGCGGCGCCGCCACTGGCCCCTTTGGTGGCTGGACCTTGTAACGATCGCGAGAAGCTCTGGAGCGGGGGGAGAGATTCTGTATGGCGACGAACGACCGTGGACGACCGAGCAGCTTGCTTACCGCCGGCGAGTCAGCCCGCGCACCTACCGCCAATTCGTGGAAGCGGCGATGGAGCTGGGCCTGCTAGAGCAGCAGGGCGAGGTCTACCGGATTCCCCTACGCTGGCGACATCTTTGGGAGTCGCCAGCGGAGACAGCAGCATCGGCCAGGTCGAATGTGACCAGCCGACCATTGACGAATGCCGAACGCCAACAAGCTTACCGGCAGAGACAACAGAGAGCCGTCGCCCCCCACAGTGTGGAAGCGACACAGACTGGGCACGTGCCATCGTCGACAATCGACATGCCGCGCGATGTCCTCGCAACGACCAGTAGGCCCGGCCCCCACAGTGTGGACCCGGGAGCTGTCGCCCCCCACAGTGTGGAAGCGACACAGACCGGGCACGTGCCATCGTCGACAACCGACATGCCGCGCGATGTCCAAACGTTACAGAGAGTAACGGAGCGTAACGAAGGCGCGTTACGGAGAGTAACGGAGCGTAACGAAGGCGCGTTACGGAGAGTAACGGAGCGTAACGAAGGCGCGTTACGGCGCGTTACAGAACAGATACAGAAACAGAACGAAAACATGAACCCAACAAGATCCCAGAAAACAGATCTGGGATCTCTGGGATCTTTAGAGCTAAAGGGACCGATTCAGGAATTCAAAGAGGAGCGGTTCTGGGAACATTTATCTCGCGCTTACGAGCATTATGTCGGCAAGCCTTGGACACCCGCGGATAAGCTGAAAGCGCAAGAGACATTGAGGCAAAGTTGGGCGGTCATCGAACCGAACTGGATCATTCGCTACTACGCGTTCTTGTCCGGGCTTTGCCACATGGCCGCCGCGCGCGACGTTAAAAATCGCTGGGCCTACGCCTGCAGCATGGTGCATAAGTACGCCGAGATCTCCGCTGATTTCGTGACACGGAATGCGCGACTGAGAGCCCGCGGACAGCCGTTGCGACAATGGGAGTTCCGACGCCTGGAGATGATTGAGGATTGCATCGGGCCGGATTATGCCTTGCGGGGTGAAGCTGAAGTGGCTTGATGTTATAAACGAGAGAAGCAGCACCAGATTTTTTCCACCCCTGGTGCTGCTTTGAACGTCAAGTTCGTCCCCAACTATACCATTCGGAGGCGAGCATTCGAAATCACTACACAACCGACGTGGAAGCGATGGTCAACAGGTCGTTTCTGTCACCGGACCCCCCAAACAACCCGCTTTTCTTGGTGTTGGCCATCAACAGCGCGACCAGCGGGCGGGAGTTTGATCGCGACTCGGTATGCTCGCGATGCCACCGGTGGGATACCACGGCCCAAAGTCGCTACGCGGATAGACCGACAGGCACCCGGAGCAAGGATTTTTGCCAGGGGTGTGCGCTCAGCTACCTTGATCCGGTTGAGATCGACCAGAACGCGCTGCGCGATCGGCTCTTCAGCGAATGGGCGAAAGCCAAGGCTGAGGTGGAAGCTGTGAAAGCGGAACGGCCTGCTGGCGGTGTGGAGTCTATGGCGGATTGGCGGGGTGATCTCCATTTCGCTCAACGCCAACTGAGCGAGGCGGCGAAGGCGTGTTTTCTGGCCGGCTTCAACCCTCTCAAGAAACATCGACGCTCCGCCGCCAAGGAAGCTGAAAAGTAGGGTCGGCGCGCGAAATCAGATTTCATGCCGCTTTCCGGCCGAGTTCGCACATGATGAGAGAACTCATCGGTCGGAAGATCGTGGTGCGAGGTGTGCATGGCTGTCCGGTTAACTGCCCGCGAATATGGTTTCCTGGGCGCGTGTGAGCGCTTCCCCGAGTGCGTGCTGGACGCCGATGGCGAGTGGTCCGACAAGGCCGTCGATCAGTTAGAGCGGATCGCCAACAAACTGCTGGGCATCCGCCGCGGTCGAAGCCCGCGCGGACTGCGACAACACGCGCCCAAACAGGAAGTGCTGTCGAGCTCCATCGTCGAGGATCTCGCCGGGTCTCAGCGCGGTTGGATGTACCAGCAGCGATGACCACGGAAGGAGGAGCGAGCTAGTGGCTACGAGCGTTTGGAAAGGGCATCTGCAGTTCGGGTTGGTGAGTGTCCCGGTGAAGATGGTGGTGGCATCGCGATCTGAGCGTATCCGTTCGCATCTGGTGAACAAGGCCACGGGCAACGGCGTGAAGCAGCAGCTGGTCGACGAGATCACCGGGAATCCTATTCCCAAGGCTGACCTGGTCAAGGCGTACGACGTCCACGACCAGCGTGTCTGCCTAACGGACGATGAGCTCAAGGGCATTCTTGCCGACGTTTCCAAGGTGATGGAAGTTTTGGAATTTGTGGATCTGGGCGCGGTTGACCCGGTCTTCTTTGACTCCGCATACTATCTACTGTCCGATGGTGATCCGGGCGCGGTTCCCTACAGCCTCCTTTATCAGGCTATCGCCTGCGAAGGGCGTGCCGCCATTGCCAAGATGGTGCGTGGCCAACGCGAGGAGTTGGTGCTAATTCGGGCCGCTGGAACGGGGCTAACCTTGCATACGCTGTTTTACGCGGACGAAGTGCGGGACGCCAACGGGGAGCTGGCAGTTGTAGGCGCTGAGGCGCTGAAACTCGCCCGCCTTCTGGTCCAGGGCATGTCGGCTGATTTTCAGCCGGAAAAGTACACGGATTCCTTCCGTGCAGCTTTGCAAGAGCTACTGCAGGCCAAGTATGACGGCAAGGACACCATCCCGTCCCCGATCAGAGCGGCGGCGCCGCCGGCCGGAGACCTGATGGAGAGTCTGCAAGCTTCTCTAGCTGGAGTTGCCTCCCCACCTAGCAAGCCAGCCGCTAAGGCGCCAGCCAAACGGCGACGCATCACACGAAAAGCTAAGGCCAAGGCCTCGTAAGACATAAAAGTTTGGCGGCCCGGGCCGCCCCGCCCAGAGACGCTTGCACCAAGGCGGAAACAAAACCCGGGATTCTTCAAGGAGCGCACAATGGCCAAGCGTAAGAAGCCGGACCCTGAGCAGCGGGTCCGGCTGACCGACTTCCCGATGGCCATGGCCGCCGCCAAGGAGTACATGCAGGCACTCGAGGCTGCATACGTGCCCTTCAGCATCGGCCTGGAGCACGATGAGTTGACCGACCTGGCCTGCGGTTTCAATGTAGCGGTCGACGCTATCGGCAACGACGGTTTCGCACACTGGGTGGTGCTCCCGTTTCACGAGAACGGATTTCATCCGGATGGATTTACCACCAGGCATGGTGCCGTGACATTCTTCGAGCGCGCATCTCTGGCATCTGCCCCGCTAGCCGCTGGCCTGGCCCGCTGCCGTAGCGCCAACGCGCGGCCGGTGGTCGTGACCAAAGAGAAGTCGGACTCCTACTACGGCACCAGGCCCATTCAGATTCTAGAGTTCCACAACGCATAGAACGCATTCAGAAACGCATTAGGAGTACACCTTTGACCAAGAGATGCAAACCCGCGCTGGCCTTGCTGGCTCTTATCCTGCCGTTGATCATCATCGCGGCCACCCCGTTGACCATCGACGATAGGCTGCACGTGGCCATGCGCGAATGGTCCGCCACCGAGGCTGTCGCCGCTTCCACGACTGGTGTGCGCGCGGCGGTCACCGACAATGGCCAGACTCAGGTCATCACGACCGCCATCACCAATCCCCCGTGCCCACGCAACCTGACTGTAACGGCCGGCGGTACCGCCGGCGACGTGAAAGCGATTAGTGTCACGGTCACAGGGAAGCGGCGCGGCAAGGTGATTACGGAGGCGATCGGGCCGTTCACCGTTAACACCACGGGCACCGTGGCTGGAGCCAAGATTTTCGATGAAGTTACCAGCATCTCCATTCCGGCCCACGATGGCACTGGGGCTACCACGGCGGTTGGCTTCGGCGAGCTGCTCGGCCTGCCTTACGTCACGCCCTACCCCACCATCGTTGGGGCCTACAACGATGGTGCCGCCGATGGCAGTGCCGCCATCAATGCCGGCACGACTCTCGAGACCAGCTACTTCAATCCTGGCGGTTCGCTCGACGGCTCGGTGCACGGCCTCATCTACCTTCATCGTTAGCAAACGTCTTGGTTAAGCCATCCTTTTCAGTAGGCTAACCCCTGGGGGGGGTGGGGGTGGGTCCAGTTCCAAAGGGGCGTGGTGTCACGGGGCGGGAAGCCTGCCTTCGCATCGTGATTCACATATAAAAAAGAAAAAAGGCCCTTTTCTATGAAAAATCCTGAAGAAAAGAAGGGCCCCACGATACAAGTCCAGGTGACCGCCACCGAGAAAGAGCAGGTGGTCGCCCTGGCCAAGCGACTGAGTTGCTCGCAAGGCGAAGTACTGCGGCGGGGCTTACCCCACTTGGTCAAAGCGCTGGAAGCCGAGGCTGCTGGCGAGCAGCTGGCCACCATACTCGAGCTCTCCGGCGACGCAGCGACCAGGGCGTGGAAAGAGAAGGCGCTGACCGCGGCACGAGCTGGCAACGGCGTTCCATTAGCCGCTAAGGCGGCCGGGGTGTCGCAGCGAACAGTCCATTACGCGCTCAACCGAGACCCTGTGTTTCGGCAGCTCTTCGACGAGGCCAGAGCACTGCAGGTGGACCGGGTCGAAAGGACGCTCATTGATGTCGCGAAGGTTCCTAACCCGCGGCACGTGATGGCCATGCTGGCTGTGCTCAACGCGCATCACCCGTGCTACGGGCAGCCGCGCATGCAAAGCTTCCTTTACATGCTGCGACCTTTCATCGACCGAATCGTGGTGCTGGTGGAGAAGTATGTACCTGCCGGGCTACAGCAGCCATTTTGCGAAGAGCTTAGTCGAGACGCTGAACAAGTCGCTCTTGAGGCGGCTAGCGGCAAGAGGTAAGAGCACCGCCGAAGAGCCGCTCAGAGAATTCGATGGCCAGATAGAGCGCTTCTTTTGCGAGGTGCTCGGAATCAGGTGCTGGAGTAAGATGCGGGAGATCATCCGGGCTTACGAAGACCCGGAGATCAAGGAGATCTACATCGTGGCGTGCCACGGTGTGTCCAAGACCATGACCTTGGCCGGTCTCGTGGACTATCACTTCTCGGTCAAAGGCTCGTCTGTCTTCACGACAGCACCGACTAAGAGGCAAGTTAACGAGCTGCTGTGGAAGCAGATTCGGATAAATCGGATGAAAGCCGCCACGGGTTACCGACTCCCGGGTCGTGTTTTCTCCACCCCCAAAATGCGGGTCAAGAATCGGCCGGATTGGACATCTGACGGGTTCAGTCCCAAGGATCAGGATTCCGCGCAGGGGCCTCATCAGGACAACCTCCTGATCGCCGTGGACGAGGCCGCCGGCGTGCCAGAATGGCTGTGGACAGCCATCAAAGGATGGATGACCAACCCGGGGTGCAAGCTGATCGCCATTGGCAACCCGGCCATGAAGGACAGCTACTTCCGCCGGCAGTTCTTCCAAGCGCTGGGCCGTAAGGGCACCATCGCAATCTACATCAACGCCCACGATTCTCCGAACGTCTCAACGTGGGAAGATGGCACGCTCAAGAAGCCGGAGGAGCGGGAGGATCCGATCCCTGGCCTGGCGAGCGACCAGTGGCTGGAAGACCGTGCTGAGGAGTGGGGCAAAGACTCTCCTGACTACCAGATGAAGGCGCTCGGGAAGTGGCTCGACTCAGTGGATGACCGGGCCATCCCGATGACCTGGATCTGGGAGTCTTTCCGGCTCACCGACCAGTTGCTGCGGAATGGGCAGCTAGTGATAGGCGACCCGGACAAGGTGGCTCTTGACGTCGCCCGGACCGGAGTCGACAAGTGCGCCCTTGGTGCGCTGCGCGGCAGACTTGTCAGTGTCGATAAGTATTGGCACGAGCCTGACGCGATGAAGACCGCGGAAGAGCTGCATCACTTCGTTGCCTCGTGCCCAGAGGACAATAAGCCAGAGTCTGCCGCGGTAGACATCAACGCCGTTGGCGGCCCAGTAGCTGACCGAGCCAATCAGCTCAAAAAGTTGCATCCCACGCTGTGGGGGCGCTGCAGGATCAAACCGATTGACTGGAGCGCCGCGCCGGACGATCCCAAGTCGGCCAAAAACCTAGTTGCTGAGCTCTACCTCAGGCTGAGGCGCAACCTCGACCCCGACAAGAAGGAGACTGATCGGGTCCTGCTGCCGACGGAAGCGATGTTGGCCAAGGTAGGCTTGACCAGGAACCAGCTTGCGGCGCAGCTGAACGCTAGGAAATGCCATTGGGACGAGTACAACATTTTTCACGTCGAGTCCAAAAAGGAGATGCGCAAACGCCAGAAGGAGCTGAAGGGCGCCACGTCTCCTGACGTAGCCGACATGATCGCAGCGCTGATGGACAAGCGGCAGAAACGCAGAATGAAATTTGCCGGCGGCAAAGCCGCATGAACAGGTTCTTCGAACGACAGCGGGCCCGCTTGGCGAAACGGGCCTCCTCATTTGTGCGGAAGTTCTTCGGCGCCACCTGGTGGCGGGATTGGTCTCGGCTGGGCCGGGCCGGCGGGCTGTCCGCTGAGAAAGCCAACTATGACGCGGACTACTGGTGCCGCAAATACGACGAAAGCTCGATTTTACAACGGCCTGTCCGCCGCATCTGCGAAGACGTGGCCAAGGTCAGATGGTCGCTCAAGCGCCGTGTCCGGAGGCGAGGCAGACTGCGTGGCCATGTCCTGGTCGATGTCGATTCGCATCCGCTGCTGGATCTGCTAAAGAAGCCGAATGACGATACGTTGGGCATCCAGTTCCGGGAGCTTTACCAACGATATCAGGAGCTCGCGGGGCGGACAGTTGTCTACATCCAGAGAGACGATGCTGGAATGCCAAATCGGTTGACCCTGATCGAGCCGTCCAAGTTGAAAGAAACGCCAAGGGACAACAGAGAGCGTGTATTTCGCTTCGAGCACAACAGTGAGCCGATCGAAGCAAGACCAGAGGATGTGATGTTCGTGGTGGCGCCAAGCGCCAGTGACCTCGCCGGTCTGGGTGTCGGACTTGCTACCGCCGTGACCAGGGAGATTCTGCTTGACGAGAAGAGCTCTGACTGGAGTCTCTCCATCTATCGGAACGGTAGCCAGGTCGGCGCCATCGTGTACGTCCCGGACCTCGAGGACGACGAGCTCGAGAAGATGCAGGCCCACTGGGACAAGAACCACACTGGCCTTAACAATGTTGGTAAGACCCTCTTCCTGAGCAGCGAAGGCGGGTCCGGCGACTCCCGTAGCCCGGTCTCCGTCACGAAGATGGGCACCGCGCACAGGGAGCTCGACTACGTGAAGTCAAAGGCGGCCTTGGCCGACCGTGTCCGCGAGAATTGGGGAGTCCCACCGGAGCTCGTGGGAGACGTGAAGAACAGCAACCGCGCCAGCATGGTCGGCGCCGACTTCATCCACCAGTCGACCAACATCCTGTACAGGTTGTTGCGTATGGCTGAGGAGCTGAACGAGCGCCTGGTGCCTCTATTCGGAGACCCCGATCTGGTGCTTGTGTTTGAGAACCCGGTGAAGGAGGAGGCCGAGTTCCGGCATCGCGCTCTGCTCGAAGGCGTCAAGAACGGCGCCGCACACCGTGACGAGTGGCGGGCTGATAGGCAGCTCGACCCGATGCCCGGCAAGCTTGGCACCGCAGTCTCCCTACCCCTGAACATGGCGCACGTCGACCAAGATGGTCGCCCCGTGATAAAGCCTGACTACAGCGCACGAGAGCCGCGGGAAGTGAACGACGCCGAGCTGGTGCAGATGGAGCCGTTACTTGAGCGCGTCGCGCGGATCGAGGCGAACCTGAAAGGACTCAGATGGTAATCTACACCAAGGAAGCTTTCAAGGGCGCCGCACATCGCAAGTTTTGCCCGATGGCCGGTAAGATCAAGGTCGCCGACGCGGACAAGTGGAAGCTCTATGCGCCTGCTAGCAGCATCTCCATCGACCTTGAGGGCGAGATTGTTCTACCCAGCGCGATTGAATGGTCACAGCGGAGCTTTCTCCGCAATCCCATCTTTCTCTGGAATCACGACTGGTACGGCGGACCGGAGGCTTCACTAGGCTCCGTCTTTGACCTCAAGTTTCACGAGGACAAGGTCATCGCCGGTTTCCGGTACGACGCTGGCTTCGATCCCAATGCCCTGTTGGTCTGGAACAAGGTGCAGGCCGGCAGTATACGCGGGTTTTCCATTGGCTTCCGAATGGTGGCTTGGGTTACCCGGGATTCCCCTGATGAAGAGATCGAATCTCTCCCGCCTTTCGCGCGGGAGGCGCTGCGCGGCGGGCGCGTCTGGATTGTGCACACCAAGGTGCACCTGTTCGAGATCTCTCAAGTCTTGATCCCCTGCAACCTTGATGCAGTCAACGAAAACGTTCAGGAGCTCTCAGCTCCAAAGCACAGGACGGCTCCGAAAGAGCACCAACAAGAAAGGACCGAAGACGAAATGGACCAGCTGAAATTCGCCACCGAATTGGCGGGCCTTCAGAGCCAACTGAAAACCCTCTCCGGGAATCAGGAGACCATGGCGGGGGCTATGGCCGCCATCGCCGACGGGATGAAGGCGCTCGCCGCCGGAGTCCAGTCCAACGCAGATTCTATTAAGGGTATCAAGCAACCCGTGATGGCAACCCTGGAAAGCAAGACTCTCACCATCGATGACATCCCGGATGACCTCGTGCAAGAGATTGTGGATGGGGCCATCGAGGAATGGGAGGCACGCCGTGGGTAAGATCGGACAGAAGATCCTCAACGCTACCAAGACCGCGCTGGAGCGGGAAGACCGCCGCGGCAACAATCCGCACGACCCCCGCAAGGATCCCAACTACAAACGTTGGGTGGACAAAGCCGATGAAGACGACGTGGTGGGGAGGCTCACCAAACCGAAGTCGGCGGAGTTCCACAATGACGGACTAGAGGACTTCTTTGCCAGCGATGTCTTCAAGCAGTACGACGGCAAGGGGAAATCCAAGGCGTTCGAGGCTAAGCTGCACGTGGTTAGAAACGGTGTCAGCAGAAGCAAAACCGCGGCTGTGACGACCATCGCGGACATTCGAGATGTCGGCACCATTCAACGCTTGCCGGGCGTGGTGCCGCTTGGTGTTGCCGAGAACCGTCTGGGTAGCTTGATGCCACAATACGAAGCGACAGGCAGCGCGGTGGCCTATCTGCGTGAGGTCGGTTTCGTGCACAGCGCCGCGGGCCGCCCCGAGAACATCGACCCCGCGTCTACCACTGCGAGCACACGGTCAACCATCGATATCGACAAGAAGCAGGCCAACGTGGAGACTGTCGATCACTACATCGACTTTCCACAGGAGCTGCTCGAGGATCAGCCGGCGCTCATACAGTTCTTACGCGACCGGATGGGCGATGGACTCGAAGACAACAAGGATGCGATGATTTTGTCGGGCGCTGGGCCAGGCTCGAACGAGTTCCTTGGCTTCTACGCCGACACCGACGTGCCCGCTTACGCCTGGTCCTCCGGGTCAGTCGGCGACAACATGGCAGACGCGGTCCTTATGGCCATGGTGTTGATCCACCTGGCTAAGGAGCAGTCTGACGCGACCGTCCTTTCCATCGCCGATTACGCCGCCATCGTGAAGATGAAGGATACAGCTGGCAACTACCTCATTCCTCAGGCTCACAACCAGGGAACCATGCTGAATCTGTGGGGCAAACCTTGTTTGCAGAGCGTGGCGGCTTCCGCCGGGACTGGCCTGACGGGGGCCTTCCGTCGCAAAGCCGCTATCTGGACGCGCGCGAAGCGCCGCTATCGGATGACCGACGCACACCTTGGTCGGTTCCTGGACGGCATCCTCACGTTGCTGGTGGAGTGCCGTGAGGCTCTCACCATCTTCCGCCCAGAGGCGTTCCGGGAGATCACCTTCGATAACGCCCCCTCCTAGACCGAGCATCTGATGTTCAACTCCGCCAAGTGGCGGAGTTGAACACGGTTGGTATACCCAAGAAAAGGAAACGCAATGGAAAAGTACATCGCCCTTAAGAACTTTGGTGGAGGAAAGAAACTCCGCGAGCAGTACGGACGTGGCCCCGGCAACTTGGTGGAAGCGGGAACCGTGATCGAGCTACCCAAGGCCAAGGCCGAGGAGCTGGAAGGGATGAGGTTGGTCGCTCCGTTCACCAAGGAGCGAGCCGCGGCCACCCCATCCCCCGAGGCACGTTTGGCTCGCGCCATGCGCGGCTATCCCGCCCACAAGGGTGCACCGGCGAAAGTTGCCAAGGCCTAGTTGCTAAGCACCCAAGCTCTCGCGACTCTCCAGCAGGTGAAGGACCACGGTGCGGCCGGGGCCGACACTTTGCTGGAGAGTCTTATCGAGGTTGCGAGCGAGGCTGTGCAGGACTACCTGTTGAGGCCTTTGCTCTATGCCGAGGAAGTCGAGTATCCAGCGCTTGATGGAGACTGCCGGGGCACTGCCATCATTGAAGGCGCTCTCTATCTGCGCCGATATCCCATTGTCTCGGTTACCGAAGTAACTGTGGGCGGCGATGCGCAAGTGCTCGCGGATGTGACTCCAGCTGGACTTCCCATCGCGGCCCAGGCGTCAACGGTGTGGCTTTCTCCTCGTTGGCTTGCCGCCGGTAAGTTGGTGCGCTTCGCTGGCTGGCCAGCCGGAAGCGTCGTAGTCACCTACGCGGGCGGTTATGGTGGGCCGAATCAGGCGGGACTGCCGGGCGGCGTGACTCCGCTCCCGCTGGTGATCTCGCAGGCAACAGTCTTGACCGCGTTGCGGCTGGCCTCCGTGGCCGCGCGAGGCGGTGATCTGGACCTGGTGGCCGAGGTTACCGCCGGCGGCTGGGAACAGCGCTGGGGCTCCGGCTCTAGCTCACGCGCGAGTCTATTGCCAGAAGCCGCGAAAATGTTGCTGAGGAAGTATCGGAGGGCCTGGATTCGATGAGAGCGCCCCACACCGTTTCGGTGTCGCGAGAGGTCGACGATGTCGACGACAATCTGCGCAAGGTGCGTGGCCTCGAGGTTGTGCATGCCGCCTTGCGCGGACTCGTGGAACCACGCCGTTCCCAAGAGAGCTCGACCCAGATTGGTCAGCTATCCCAAGAAGGATGGTTACTGACCTGGTGGGACGGCTCTGAGCTGCGGGCTGGCGATCAGGTGACATGGCAATCCAAGACCTTCGTCGTGGAGGGTCTCATCGATGACAGGCATCGACCTGGGGGGCGAGTAGCTGCGTATCAAGTCTGTCACTTGGTGCAAAAGCCATGAAGAGTTTGAAGGTTGGGCTCGAAGGGCTGGCCGCTGTAGACGCTGGGTTTACAAGGAAACAGCGCGCCGTGCAGAAAGGTGTGGGAGACGCCGTCAAGGACGGTGCCCAGCGCGTGCGAGCGTACGCTTACGAGCTGATCCGGATCCCGTTCCGCAAGCGTGCGTTGTGGCGTAACGTTCAGGACGGGGTGACAAAGCGAACCAGGATCTCGGCCACCGCGCAGTTGGCACAAGCGCGGATGGACTACGGCAAAGGCGAGGCCCAGGTGATGGTCCGGGCCCATTTCACATCGGCCCGCACGCCCACCGTCAAGGCTGTTCTGGATAAGACTGGGAATCGGGCGCTGCGAATGCGAACCCACCTTTGGGTTCAGCGCGGGTTCAACCAGCATTTCGAGCGTGGGAGCGGGAGCCATCGCGCACACGAGTCCCGGGCCGGACTGCAAAAGGTCTCATTCACCAATCAGGGCTTGAGATTCTGGGAGGATAAGGACAATAAGGACACTGAGCTGCGCGACACCGTCAAGCTCGAGGGTGAGCCGCTACGCCAGATTATCATGGTTCCCGCCGTGGCCCGCCAGGAGAAACAGATTCTGTCCGCGATCAGGAGGGCCACCCAGCATGCCCTCTCTCGCTAGAAAGCTTTACCCGTTAGAGCTCCAGCAGCATATCCGGGATCAGATTGCCGAGGTCTTGGGCTCTGAGCTCGAGCTCAAAATGGTGGAGATTGGCAACGAGGTCTCGTTCCCCAAACACGACCCGCGAGCCCACCTTCCCGCTACCTATGTGCAGCTAATTGAATGGGACCCCACGCCAGGGCCTCCTTTGGGCGCTTGTCAGGTAGAGTACATTTTCAGCATTGCCTATTTCCGAGCTCTCGAGCCTGGAGAGTCGGCACAAGAGAATGTGGTGCAACCCGTGCGGTTGCTCAGCGAGTTTTTTCTCCGGGATGACTACCGCCTGCCCCTATTCGCCGCGCCTGGTTGCGCCGTGGAGAGCGCGCTTCCCGGCAAGGCCGAGTTTGGAGAGCTTGGCAAGTTTCGCTTCGAGAAAGTTTCCATCACGGTCGAGGGCGGGGCTTTCCTGCTGACCGTCAAGACCCGTAGCACGCCAATCGAGATTCCCTAAAAGGAGAGACCCATGCAAGACGACGCGAAAGAGACTCTGGTGTTCCTGGTACGACGCGGCCAGGGATACGCCGAAGTAAACCTGTCCCATATCGGCGCATCCGTGCTGCCGGGCGCGCCATTCGAGGTGCCCGCCGAGACAGCCAAGGTGCTTAAACGCAAGTACCGTGGCCAAATAGTCCAAGTGATGATGCCCGCCGCAGAAGATGAGGCCGAGCCGGCCGACACCAAGAAGAGGAAGCGCTAAGCCATGTCAATCCGCGGACGTAGTTTTGCCGGTGCTTTCGCTCTCGCCGAACAGGTGGACATCGACACCCCAAATTCAACCCCTGATGTCTACATTCCAGTAACCTCTGAAAGCGTCGGTACCAATCGCCCGCTTATCGAGCGAGCCGGTGTGTACTCTTCGCCAGAAGTGCAGCGGACACAGGGCGGCCTCGAGGTCAACAACGGCGACTTCAGTCTGGAGGCAGATGGCGTCGCGCTGGGCCTGCCTCTGAAGTTCTTGATCGGTAAAGTCACCACCGCGGCGAAGGCTGGTTCGATAACAGCCGCCGCAACCGCCACCGGCGGCACTTCCGGCACCCTGGCGGACGGGAATGTGCAGTACCGGGTGGCTAACGTCTTCACTCGCTCACTGGACGGCAGACGTCACATCGGTGGTGCCGCCCCACTTTCGACCGCTGTCACTCTGTCTGGAGGGGGGAATGGATCTGTGGCGCTTAGCTGGACGAATGCAACCCCGCCGGCCGGTTACACGTTGACCGGTACCGCCATTTATCGCAAGGTTGGGAGTGGCGATTGTCTCAGGATCGCGTATCAGGCTGGCAGCGGTACCACCTACGATGACAACGGATCCTCTGCCCAGACCAGCGAGGTGCCACCAGAGCCCGGTTTTGTGCACACGTTCATCCCGTCGATCGACTTGGATGACCTGGACCTGCCATCGTTCACCGTCATCAAGATGCTTGATATCGCGGAGTCCAGGATGATCGCTGGCTGCAAAATGGGGCAGATGACCTGCACTGTCGCTGAAGATGGGAACTCACCAGTCAATTTCACATTTGGGCTGCTCGGCCGCGAAGCTACCAAGGTGGCGAATGGCTCACCGACTTACACCCCTGTCTGCTCCATGCTGTCTCACCAAAGCAGGGTATGGATCGATGGCGTAGTCACCAACGTCGCGAAGGCTCTCTCCATCACGGTCAACAACAATCTTCAGAGCGTGAAAGTCCTCGACGGCAACGCTTTCCCCAAGGATCACTCCGAGGGAATGCGCCAGATCGGCGGCACGTTCACGCTCGGTGCCGAAAATCACGACCAGTGGGATCGACTCAAGAACGGGATGCCGTTTGCCGTGCTGGCCAGCATCGAGGGCGAGGGCACGACGGATGGCGCCGCCTTCCGCATCGACAGCAATACCGTGGCAACCCCGTTTCCGTTCGAGTGCGACTTCCACATGCCGAAGTGCAAGTACGACGGTACCGCGGGAGGAAACCTCAACGGATCTGAGCTGATGAACGAGCAGCCCAACTACAAGGCAAACTTCTCGTTGGCGGACGGCTACACCTTGCGCATACGCCTGACTAACCGGGTAGCTTCGCTGGCGTGACGCGCGTTCTGCTGCAACTCAAAGGCGAGACCGAGCCGCGCCCTTGCGCCTGGTGCCCTGAGGATTTCACCCAGTTGGCTGACCTCGATCTCGCGGTGGGTGGCCTGGGCACTATGGACCTGGGGCATCTCTGGCACCTCATCGCGCTGCTGTGGGTCTGCTGTGAGGGCGCGCGGGAGCAATGGACGCTTCGCGAGTTTGGGCGCCGATTGCCAGGTGAAGCGCGTGATAGCCTTCTCCAGGGGGCCAGGCTCCTTTGGCTGCAGATCACGTAATCGCGAGGATCTCAGCGGACATCTCCGAGCTCAGAACTGAGCTTGCGAAAGGTCACGCTGAGTTCCGCAAGTTCGGGGCGCAGATTGAGAAAGCGTTACCTGAGGACCCGTTCGAGCGTCTCACGCGTTCGGCTGGGTCTCTGGCACAGATCGGCGCCTCCGCGGCGCCCTTCCTGAAAGCTGGTCAGTCCGCCGCCCAGTTTGAGGCGGACCTCCGATCCCTAAACACGATCATTGACAAGAACGACGGGGACCTGGCCGCCTACGGGGAGAAGTTGCGCACCGTCTCGCTCGAGCTTGGTACCGCGCAGGGTGCCAGCCAGACGGCCAAGGCCGCCTTCGCTATCGCTGGCAGTGGATTCGAGGATGCGGCCGATGCCGCAAAAGTGTTGGAGACAGTCCTCAAGGCCACTACCGCCGGCGGAATGAAGGATGCTGCACCAGTGGCGGAGACGCTCTCTGGAGCCCTCAAGGCCTACGGCGCTTCCGCTGTTGAAGCGGAGCGATTCTCCAACGTCATGTTCACGACCATCAAGGACGGGATCACGACCTTCCCTGAGCTGACAGCTACCCTTGGTAATGTCGCGCCCATCGCCGCCGCCGCTGGCATAAGTTTCGAGGAGCTTGGCGCGGCTATCGCGGTCACCACCGGCAAGGGCATCAACACGAGCACAGCGGTGGACGGGCTGAAGGGCGCGATCACGAACCTGCTCGCGCCAAGTGAGCAGGCGCGCAAAGAGCTGGACCGACTTGGGGTTTCGGTTAGCGAGCAGAGCCTGAAACAGAAGGGCCTGAAGAACACACTCCTCGAGATTGCCAAGGCCAACGGCGGTTCCTCCCAGAGTTTCAAGTTGATCCTGGGTGATGTGCAAGCTTTCAACGCCGCGCTTGCGCTTACCGGTGATGGCGGAGCCGCTTTCGAGAAGGCCATGGGCAATATGGCTAAGTCTGGGGAGGCCACGGACAAGGCCTTGGCGGAGCGCAACAAGACATTTCAGGCCAGCATGGATCAGTTCCAGGTAGCGCTGGAGAGTGCCGGTGTTGCTGTCGGCACCATATTTTTACCCATCGCAAAGCAACTGCTTGATGCGGTAGGCGGCGTCGTGTCCGCGTTCGCGACTGCCCCAGCGCCCATCCAAGCAGCCATTACCACCGTCGGAGCCCTGGGTTCCGCCGCTATCATTACCACTAAGGCCATCGCCTTGCTGACAACGGTCGCGCAGCGGGAGACCATTGCCTTGGGGCTTAGCAGTCTGGCGAAAGCTTTGTGCGCGCAGCGCTCAATCGCGCTCACGGCTACGCTCTCGACACAAGCCATGGCGATGGCCGCCACGGAAGCTGCGGCCATAGGGCTCGCGGGTGCCCAATCCACGGCGGCGGCCTCCGCGGTGACGCTGTCAGCTGGACTCGGGACGATCATCTTGCCGCTCGCCGCGATTACGGCCTTCGCGGCCAGTATCGACTACATGCGGCGCAGTCAGGAAGCGGCGAACGCCAAGGCTGAGGAGGCGTTATTTCTGCAGGAGCGGGCGGCGGACGCCTACCGAGCCCAGAAGCCGCTGATCCAGAGCGCCGCCAACGCGCTGAGAGAGTACGCTGGAAACGTCGATCTAGCGGCGACCGCCATGGCCAAGGCGTCGAACGTCAAGGATCTGACCGAGGGCATCGCTGGCCTGGTCGATCAGTTGAACCAGGCCCAAGACAAGGGTGATAAGGACCTGGTGAAGATGCTCTCGGACCGCATTCGAGTCCTCCGTGGGGCCAGACAAGAACTGGTCACTGCCGCCGCTAAGGCCGCCGAGCCCGCCAAAACGCCGACGCGAGAGTCCGCTGTGGCAGCAGAGAAACGCGAAAAGGCCGAAAAGGAGGCCGCCCAAAGAGCCGAAGCCAGACGCAAGGAGGCGCTAGCTGAGGACCTCTCCGCGCTCGAGCAGCGCAGGAAGGCGGGAGACCTGAGTGCCCAGCAGGAGATCAAAGCCCTCGAGGAGCTCAAGTCCAGACACGCCCTGACCAGCGATGAGCGGCGCAAGATGGATGAGGATATCGCCGCGGCGCAAGGTCGCATCCAAGCGCGCAACCTTGAGCAGTGGCAGAAAGCCACGGAGCGCGCAAGAGAGGCCGCGAAGCAGAATATGGATTTACGCAGGGCAGCGCTCGAGACTGAGCGCGACGCTCAGAAGACTGTCGAGGGCCGGCTTGAGGTGGCAAAGCAACTGGTCGACCTTGAGGCCGAGCAGGCGCTACACGCGGAGAAGAACGCAAAGAATCGGAAGCAGATTCTCGATAACGCGGAGGCCCAGAAGAAGCTGCTCGAGCAACAAGCCAAGGATGAGGCGGGACAACGGGACGCCGATCTGGCCGCTAAGCGCAGCGAGCTGGCGAAAGAGCAGGCGGTGGAGGAAGAGGCGGCCCAGCAGATCCTCTTTGACAGACGCAGGGAGCAGCTAGACCGTGAAGCTGCGGCCGGCAAGGATGTCGCGCAACAGCGGCGCCGCTTGGAGGAAGAGGAGCTAGCAGCGGCCCAGGCAGCATCAGAGCGTAGGCTAGCGATGGCCGCGGCGGAGATCGAGGCCAAACGGAAAGCGGCCGACGCTGGTGCGACACCTGAGGAGCAGGCCCTGAACGCCGAGCGGGCCAAGCTGGAGCTTGCCAAGGCCCAACGTCAAGCCGCGGAGGAGAAACGGGGAATCGTGGAACGCTCGGACGCCGCGCTCAACGCCGAGACAGCCAAGCTGCGCGAGCAACTCGCATTACTGCGAGAGCAGAACACTGAGCGCACCAAGGGCCAAGCTACCCTGGGCGGTGTTACGGGCGCCGAGCAGCTCAATGAGAACACCGGAGCATGGGGGGTAAGCCGCCGACAAGGTGATGGGCGCACCGCGGATGAGACCGAGGCTGAGCTGGAAGGCCAGATTGCAAGAAACGAAGGGATCCTCAATTCCCGCAGGACCATGCGCGAAGGGGCTGGGGCTAGCGCAGACCCCCTAATGACGACCCAGAACTCCCTTTTAGAGCAGATTCGTGACGCCATCTTGGCGGGAGGGCGGAGAGTTGGTGCCACAGTCGCTTCCGCGCACCGCACCCCTCTGCAGCCGATGGGCGTGCCCTATCAATTTCAGCCTAACAGCTCATTATGAGATGTTCAACTCCGCCACATGGCGGAGTTGAACAAAAGGAGACTCGTCGATGCCTCTGCTTCCCAGTCATCTGAAACGCGTGGCCAGTACCGTCCGAGCTGCGGACTTCGCCGATGAGGACATCGGCGGGGCCCTGACCGACACCGAGCTGACCGGCACCACAGTGGGCGAAACTTTGTTTGAGATGCCTTCCACAGCCGAGGGCAGTGGTGACGGCTCTCGCGTCCAGTACGGCAAGGAAGGGATCGCCAACACCCACCCCACCGACAACCTGATCAACGCCAAAATTTTCTTCCCGAACTTCTTGGCCGATTGGGGGTCCGGCACGGATACTGTGGTCCTGACTTCCAGTTCCGAAGATGACGATGACACCAAGTTCGCCCGCCTGTTCGGCTTCGACATCAACGGCGACCCGATCGTCCTGGAGGTGGCACTCGATGGCACGGCGGAGGCCGTTAGCCTGGACCTTATGAGCGACCTGCAGAGGGTCACCATCCACGAAGACGACGTGGACAACGATTACCCCTTGGTGGCTACGGCTGGCACCCTTACCATCACCCGGGGGAACGACACCGTGCTTGGCGAGATTCCGGCGGGCTACTATTCCGCCACGGCCGAGATCGACGCGTGGCTTCCGGCCACACTGAACGACACCACGACAGCCGACGATCCCGCGACATCACCCTCGGGTGCTAGTTGGTCGCGTCCTCGCAACATTGCTAGCGCTCTGGCGGTAGCCAACGGGGGCGAGCTTTCTGCCGAGTCAAAGCAAGGCATCTGGCTCCGGCTGACCGTCAAGGAAGGGATGCCACCATCTTATGACGTGGAGTACCTGCCGGCTATCTATGGCCACGCGCAGGGTGTCTAGTGTCGACCCCATTCCTGGAGTACTCGCCGGGGGACGTGATAACGTCGGAGGACCTCAACGCGGTACGAGATGCGATCAATCGCTTGGAGGAAGATGCTTGGGCGAGCGGTGTTCCGCCCCTCGCCGCCCCAGACGGTACACGGACAGTGTTCACCTTCCCAGATCCATTCGAACCGGGGACCTGCAGCCTATGGATATCGGGGCTAAGGTTGACCCGTGATGAGCACTACGAAGAGGGCCCGGGAGCAAATCAGATCACGATGCTTGTCGACGATCCCCTGCTGGCCGGCGATGCCCTGCGAGCCGACTACCTTCGTTCGGTGATCCCGTGACATGGCTCGGTACCGCCGGCCTGCCCCGGCTCCAATCGTCAACCGTCTGGGCGCTGACTACGCCAGGGCCGATGTCTTTGCTATCGCCGATGGCTTGGCCACGTTTCGAGAAGGCAGGTATAGAGCCGGCCACGCCGGTGTCACGGTCGTTTGGCGGGGGAGGTATCAAGCCGTGACTGACGTTTCAGCCTTGTGGGCTGGTAGGTACTCCGCTACCCGCGAGACTAGCAGAGTGCTTCGGGGTCGCTACGGCCAGACAGTGAGCCTGAAGATCTTCCGTGGCCGTTACTCAAGCACGCGGCACCTCGATGTGGTTTTCAGGGGCCGCGTTGCCATTGATGGTCCGGAGGTCGCTCCGGCGCCCCCTGGTCCGCCAGGCGCGAACCAGCCCGGGTTGCCGCCGAGCTATAGTCCGGGATACGGGCCGTCCGCGGCGAGTATCGCCTGGCAGCAGGGTGAAGGAACCATGGAGATCCTACATCTTTCCGCCAATGGACGTGATTTGCGGTACGCCGTGCCGGTCGTGGATCTGGAGTTGAACGACTCGGCGCCAGCGACCTGGACCATGACTATCCCAGATCCCAAAGCACATTACCACCCGGAGCGGGTGGGTGGCGAATGGGAAGGGGTGCTGACCGATGACCCCACTCATGTCTTTCGGCTGGTCTGTCGATGGGGCGGCCAGACGCTGCGCTTTCTGGGCATACCGACCCAGGCGGCACACAACCGGGTCACAGCAGATGGTAAAATCACGTTTGACCTGACCTGGTCCGGCATCTGCACGAGTTGGAAGCTTTCCCAAGAGGCCGTTACTCAAGAAACTCTCAGGTCTACTCGGTTGGCCACCATCCGGCAAGAGAAGGTCATTCTCGAGGCCGCCCAGGCAGCCGGCGTGACGACTCGCGGCGTACCGCGCTTGCCAGTCTTGCGTTTGCAGCACCGGCAGAACTTTCGTCCGCTGGACATGATCCAGCAGTACTGTGAGAGACACCTGTTGGGCTGGTGTTTCGATGAAGCTGTGATGGAGTTCAGAAAACTTCAGATCGGCAGTCCGCGCTGGACATACGGCCCAAACACCTGGGTTGAGTCGGAAACCAGCATGATGAGTAACGCCGACCTCTATTCTCAGGTCACGGTGCGGCGGGTTGTGGAATCTGGGGATATCGTCGGACAGCCAATAACCTCGATAGAGTACGGCGACCACTATTCCGTGACTTTCCCGGAGCCGCTCTCTGGGGTGACCTACCGCCCCGTTGGTACCCCGGTGCAAGGCATTTTCTCCGATTTCATTTTCAGAGACTCGCGCGGGAACATGGTGGCCGTGCGTGAGGCGCGCAGGGGCCGCAGTTACGCGGCTTTCCTCTACAACCAACCTCTGAACAACATCTCCAGTGTTAGTTGGACGTTCGGGACCCCATCGAAAGGTCTCACTCTAACCAAGGGATTTGGCCAGATTGTGTTCACGGGGCGTGGCGCTGACAAGGGTGGGTCTGAGGATTTCCCGGATGAGTTCGAGACAACGTTCTCGGTGAACGTCCAACACCCGAGCCTGGTTGCGCTGATCGGGGTGCGCCCCCGCGAGCTGGAGGTGGATGAGGTTACTGGAACCCAGGCAGATGCTGAGCGGGTCGGATTGAATCATCTGGAGCGCCTTTATCTGGGTAGGGCGCCACGGGCACTGACCTGCCAGCCGAATCTAGGGGTTCGGCCCGGTCAGACGATTCGTGTCATCGACCCGAAGCTCAACCGGGTGCATCGAGGGCTGGTGCGCCGAGTAAGGCACCGCATCACGGATGACCCTGCCCAGTGGGGCACAGTCATCGAGGCAACAGGATGGAAGGTATGAGGGTATGAGCCAGCAACGCTTCTTGCAACGTCAGATCGCACGTGTTTCATCGTTTGGTCTAGGCCAGGTGACAGAGGCTGATGAGGCGGGTCGCGCTTCGGCCATCACCGGTGCTCGAGCAGCGCCACGCACAGGACTATCAACCGTCTTGGCGCAACCCCTGACATCTGGTGCCACCGCACTCCTTCTCGCCGGCGGCGACAACGATGCCGCCAGCATTCTAGGTCACGCACCCTTCCTCGGTGGCTAGGTGGATCAACCACGAGCGGGGGCGTATTTCACACCGGCATTCGCTCATGAAATACGACGTGGAGATCCCAGGACGTCCTTTCCCGTGGACGCAGGTTGGTACCCTTGGCCCCGCCTACTTCGAACGGGGGGAGACCGTAACGATCGGCTTCCTGGATCGATCTGGACAGATTCCGATCATTCTCACGCAGAAGCCTTGGTCGTCAAATCTTCCAGATTGGAAGACGCCCTTCGAGCTCGATTCTGAGTGGACCGCTTATCTGGCAAATGGCGCGAGGCAATCGGTGTCGTCTCATCTTCCTGTCGACTTGCGCACGCTGCGCGCCATGGAAGCCCTCTATATAACCAGTGACGACCTGGTTCGGGTCTGGGGCAACGAGATTGTGGCGGACATTTTCGGTGGCTTCCTGGCATTCATGGAGTTCGGAGAGCAATACCTGGCCTTCGAATATCCGGTGTTCTTTGCCGCTAGCGCCCCTTTGCGAGACATCCGTCTAGATCTCGAGGCTGGCACCCTGTATCTGCTGACATCGACGGCCATTCAGAAGGTCGACCGCGCTTCGCTGAGCCAGGCATGGTTACGCCCTCTGGGGTCTGGCCCGGTGTCTGGCGGCGGAACGGCTGCTTACGTGCCGATAGCGAAGACGCTGTGCCTTTCACGTCGTGGAGACGAAGAGGACCTGGCGGAAGTGGTGTCCGTGCTGTCAACGAAGGCCCACGAGACGCTGGGAAAGCCGAGCCTGCATCTGCACAGCTATCTGAGGAGCGACGGAACCCCGGCGGCCGGCGCCGTGCGTTTGTCGTACCCACAGGAGCCTCCGTTTTGGCCTGAGGAGACTTACCCCGTAGTGTCCCGCTTCACAACGGGCACGGCTGTCTGGCCATGGTATTGGGATCCAGCGGCGCTAGGCAGCAACCCCGTCCAGGGCGGGAAACACAAGATGGCGATCAAGCCAGCGTGGCTGACTTCCGGGGCGAACGTGCAAGTGCCGTGGGCCAGGATTGGCGACAGGATAGATAACCAATGGTCTCCGCCCATCTTTCCGGAGTCGCCGGCTGGACCCATAAACACGAACGGGCACATTCATCTCGGGACACAAGATCCGGTTTCTGGCGGCGACCCTCCTGAGGTGATGACATACCCGGCGAACGTGGCCATGACCATCAGCAAAGGCAAGGTCATGATACCACGTTACAACATTCCGACATCTTGCCTCTCGGCGTTTGACCTCGAGACCGGGCAGCGACTATGGGATCACCCGGGTTGGACAGTCCCCTTTGCGGACGGACAGCATACGAGAGAGTTCTTCACACCGTTGCTGGTGCGCACCGAGGAAATCCTGGTCGTTACCAGGCGCGCGAAATTCTTGGACGTCGATATCGACTACAAGACGTTCGCGGGAGAATCGTATCTCGTGCCTCTGCCTGGTCAAGGCTTGTTTCCCGACGCATTCGACGAATGGTGGCGAAACACCGGTGTCATCACTGATGAGAACTTGCATCCAAACTGCGTGTCAAGACGGTGCCGCATCTGCGTTTCGGTGGAGGATTCGCTCGAAGTATTCTCACTGCTGGACGGCACACGATTGGCTTCAACGCTACTTTCACCGTTGAAGATTACCTCGATGGGACACCGCCCAGAGGCGTTCGTGGGTGAGGACCCAGGGCCTCACAAGACCTACGACTATGCGTCTCAAGCCGGGGTACCCCATCCATTCGCGGGCCGCCCTACCAGGCCAGAGGCAAGCAACAACTACTATTCGATGGCGGTACTCGCACCACGGGCACAGCTTGAGGTGAGTGTCGGTACAATTTCCGGAACTGCGGTAGATAATGCTGTCGACCAAGCTTCGGCTTGGCTTGTTGATAAAGACGGTTTCATTTATCGGAACGGTTCTCCTGGGACGACGTACGAGAACAAGTTCGTGGCGCGCCGCTTCGACACCAGTGCCGATGCGCCGTTGCTGTTCGACAAGCTGAACCCGGTCCTCAGCTCGGATGGCGAGATCGTGATCTTCCCGCCGCGGACCTATAGCGCGGCCATGTATGACGGAGACAGCCGGATGGTTCTAGCCGGTGCCAAGAGGGATTGGGACCCCCACGGGATCATCGATGCTGAGACCGGCGTGAGCTGGTCGGGTGGGTCCGTTAGTAACGGCTGGTTGTCTGATGTCACGATGGGGCCCGACTGGAACAAGGGCACCCTGTGGTTCTTCGGATTCAACGTTTCTGGTGGTGAGGCTTGGCGCCACAAGTTCCAGTACAATCCGGCCCAGTCCATCTCTTGGGCTCGGCCGTGCTGCGGCGACGGGAAGCTGCAGTGGGCCTACAAGCTGGCCGGGGTCTCGCGCCTGCGGTTGATCGACGAGCGCACCGGAGAGCTGATCGACGACTACGCGCTTACCGTCATGTCTGGATTGAGCCCTGGCACACCGAAGCATCTCATGCTCTGCCAGCAAGCGAGCGTTCTTGTTACCGATTCAGCAGTTTTTTCGATTCTTCCAGATTCCTGAAAAACGCTCCATGAGAAAGGACCAAGATGCCAAATCTTCCCCAACTAGACGCCCGTTTCATTGAAAACGAGGCGATCACCAACGCCAAGGTTGCCGCAGCCGCCGCCATCGCGTCCACGAAGTTGGCCACCTGGTCGGCGGACCGTAACGGTGGGGGCTACAAGCTATCTAACCTCGGCACTCCGACCTCCAGCACCGATGCCGCTACGAAGGCTTACGTTGACAGTCTGGCCACCGCGAGCGCGGCTGGCCTCGCCGTCAAGCAGCCCGTCCGTGTAGCGAGCACGGCCAACATCTCCGGGACCTACAATGCCACCGGCGGCGCGTCCGCGCGTGGGCAGTTCACTGGCATGCCGAACACGCTGGATGGCGTGTCTCTCGCCGCCAACGATCGGGTGCTGGTGAAGAATCAATCGAGCGGGGCGCAAAACGGAATCTGGGTCGTGAGCACCTTAGGCTCCGGCTCGAACGGCGTGTGGGACCGGGCCACGGATTTCGACGCGGACGACGAGGTGACGGACGGGACGTTCGTCTTTGTAGGCGAGGGCACCAGCAACGTTACTACCCAATGGGTGCTTACCACAAACGAATCGATCACCCTCGGCGGATCTTCTGGTACCGCGCTGACGTTCACACAATTTGGCGCTGGCGCCACCTACACCGCGGACGAGACAACGCTGACTCTTTCCAGCACGACCTTCGGCATCAAGGCCGCCGGCGTCGGCGAGACACAGCTAGCGAGCAACGCGGTGACGACCGCCAAGATCACTGACGGCAACGTCACGGCGGACAAGCTGGCCAGCAACGCGGTGACGACCGCCAAGATCACTGACGGCAACGTCACGGCGGACAAGCTGGCCAGCAACGCGGTGACGACCGTGAAAATCGCTGACGACGCGGTGACGCAGGACAAGATAGCCGACAATGCGGTGGGTTCAGCTCAGATAGCCGCCGGGGCCGTGGACTCGTCGGAGCTGGCGTCCGGCTCTGTAACCTCCGGCAAACTTGGCGCGGCCGCCGTCACCGGCCCCAAGATCGGATTTCTGGTCGAGGAGCCAACCGGCACCAAGAACGGCAGCAACAAGACGTTCACGCTGAGCGCCGCCGCGCACGCGGGCGCCAGCATCCTGCTATGGCGCAGAATCCCCATGCGCGTTGGCGTCGACTATTCAGTCTCGAGCACCACCATCACGATCCTGACAACAGAGGCCCCGGAGTCTGACGACGACCTCTTCTTCCTAGGTTTCCTCGCGTGAGCCAGATTGACGATGGTCCGAGCCTGCGGCGACAGGTGTCGGCCGAAGGTCTGGCGGATGGCGAGCTGTGGGCCGTGGGCGGAGAGCTCATCGTCAAGAAACACAACCTCGCCGCGGCCGCCGGGCCTACAGCCAACGATGACAGTGCCGACGGGTACTCGATCGGCTCTATCTGGATCTACGGGTCCAATGTCTATCTGGCGACGGCTGTGGGCGTCGGGGCGGCGGCCTGGCGTCATATCTATCCTGCTTCGACAAGCCTGGACAGCGATTTGGAGGATATCGCTGCTCTGACGGCAACGAGAGGCGATCTTCTCGTTGCCGATACTACGCCGGCTTGGTCGATTTTGGCGAAGGGGTCGGCTTGCCAGTTTCTCGGTGTTGGAAACGATGGCTTGGATCCTGGATGGCGGGATATCCCGCAGATGTTTGCTGGATCGGACATCTACGGGACCGGAGCTGATGGCGTTGTGACGTATTCGACAAACACGACCATTACATCGGATGTCCACGCGACAATGTTGACGGTCAACAGCGGCGTGGTGCTCACCATCGGCTGGAATGCATCGGCCGGCCGTCCTGCCCGAATTTATGCGACCGTGTACGTGCGTGTGATCGGTACTATCAGGGCAAATGGGAGCAACGGCGGCAATGCCACAGCATCCGTTGGTGGTGCTGGTGGCGCAAGTACCGTGGGATGCGGTGGTGGGGGCGGTGGGTTCCAGTCTCCTGATACTGCTGGGGCCGGCGGCACTAGTAACGGGCCATCTCGCAATGGCGCAACCCCTAGCGGCAACGATGGGGGCGAGGGTGGGAGTTTCGCCAAAGCCTACCCTACAGGGGATTGCGTCGGCTACGGTTGGGATTGGCCTGGGTATGGAGGGAATGGAGGGGGCAATAATAGCACGTCTCCTGGTGGTGGGGGCGGTGGTGGGGGCGGCGTTATTCAAATTTTTACTCCCATGCTTTGGAGTAATGGAGAGCCGTCGTCATCCGGGGTCATCGAAGCGAAGGGAGGCAACGGTGGCACTGGGGGCGGAGGGTTCCGAGGTGGTCACGGAGGACATGGCGGGACCATCGTTTTGGTGCAACGCCAGCTTCACCCACGTTCGCTGACAGTAAACATGAGCGTGGCAGGTGGCACAACGCCTTCCGGTGGATTTGGTTGGCCTGGTGGTTATGGGTTGATAGTTGTCGTTTCTGAGACACCTTTTTGCGCGGCCGGTTTCACCGTACCGGCTTCTCTTGTTGGTGGATTTTGTCCAGTCAGGATGCTCCCAGAATGATTTTGGAGATTGGTTACGAGAACACCGCAGGTCCTGGAGTCGCGCATTTCAACGCCTTGGACCCGGAATATCAAAGTCTTGGTGCTGTTTGCACGTACGATCTTCAAGCGGGGCAGATGGCCGCGGATTTCGCGGAAGCGGCGTGGGGTCAGATCTCAGATCATCTTGTCGCGCGTGGCATTGGACCTTTCGAGCGTCCATCCGCGTTTTTGTCAAATCCTGAGCGGCTTGCCAAACGAGAGCAAGGGCGCCAGGTCGTGGCGGCGCGGTGGTCAGAAATCGTTGTTGGGCCAGAGTCTGGAACAACGGCGCAGCTCGCGCGACGTTGTCGGATTCTGGAGGATAGGGTCAACAGGCTGATTCGGTTGATTGTGTCGGCTGGGTTGCAGTTGCGGTTCGCCGAAGAGGAAGAGTAGGAGACAAACATGGACCCGGAATCTGTCGGACTAGGGGGCGTAATTGCAACCGCACTTGCCGCTCTGGCGTTAGCTCTAAATCGGGTGCTGGGCGATCCCGAGAAGAGAATGCGCCATATTGAGCGCCTAGGCCGCATCCAGGGTGAGGCTAGCGCCGCCGCAGTCGACCATTTGGCGGACCAGGTGCGGCAGTTGTCCGAGCGGCTTGAGGCAACGACCACCCACAGCGCTGAGCTCAGGGCGCAGAACGCCGATCTAAGGCAAAGGGTTGCACGGCTGGAAAGTGAGATTCGCCGCGCCCTGGACACGCACGTTTCTGACCAGGCCACTATCGCGGCTCTGACTCGCGAGCTCGAGATGTCACGGCTGTGGATCGCCGAGCTCGAGGAAAAGGTAGCCGACCTTGATGCCCTGGTTCACATGAGAACGGACACCGGCGCCCCGGATGCGGCCAAAAAAAAGGCCACGAAAAGAAAAAGAAACGAGGCCAGAGAATGAAGAAACCTACACCCCCGAACGGCCCGTGGCGGTTTATCTGCCCCGCGGAAGACCCTAAGAGCGCCCGCGACTTTGTGGGCGCTCTGGTTTTTGACGCGCTTTGGCACGCCGGCGAGCAGCTCGGCCTGCGCCAGACATGGGATGAGCAGCAGCAGAAATTTTACCAAGGCCTACCGCGCACCAGCAGCACCAAATCCAGATTGGCCGTGGTTTACCCCTCAGGAGCATCGGCGGAGCGCCATCCGGGGAACAACGCGCCGCAATACGCCCCGGCTAGACCAAGTGCCGCACCGCTGGTGCGGGCCGAGCCCGACATCAAAGTCTCGAAGAACTTTTCTCTTTCGGAGTTCCGCCCCAAAAGCTCGGCCTATGACGGCCTTCGCCTGGCTGTGGACCTGGTGGAGCTGCTAGAGCGAATCCGTGCGGCCGCTGGCGGCCCAATCCAGATCACCTCCGGCTACCGCCCACCGGCTTACAATCAAAGCGTGGGTGGGGAGTCGAGTTCTTTCCATCTCGACGGCTGGGCGGCAGACATCTACGCGCCCCACCTGACCGTCATGCAACTCCACACTGTCTGCCAGCGCGTCGTGGGCGAGTTTGGAGGGGTAGGGTACTACCCCTCCAAAGGGTTCTGTCACGTGGACGTGCGGGGCTACGGTGCCCGCTGGACAGGCTAAAGGCTAAAGAAGGATCGATTGCGCCCCCTCCGCGCCGGAGGGGGCTATTTTTTTTTCCCGTCGAGCTGCGAATCGCCCCGATTGCTCTTCATGGGGGTCTACCACTTCAGCACCGATGGCCTCAGCCAAGATTAGACGCACAAGAAGAGAGAGGCCCCCAGCGCGGCCACGAGGCGGGTCCGGGTCGATCCCCCGGGCCTGACAAAGCTCAAGCAATCGGGGATGCCATTCCGTTGGGTAACGGACCAGGAGCTGAGTTGTGCTCTTCGTTGACATCGTGGGCGCCTCCAGTGTACGGTGATAGGGGAAGAGGGGCCCCCTTTCGGGGACCCCGGCTGCTACCTGGCGGGGAGCGCCAAGAGCAGCCAGATGATGACGGTCAGCAATGTCAGCCTCATCGTCACCCTCCTTCGTTACGGGCCCGGTGCTGTCACACCGGGCTTCGTTTTTGAGAGGGGTCTCCCGAGTCCCGTCTTCGCTTTGCGTCACCTCCTGTAGATAATCTATCAT